CTTCCAGATTGAAACTCTGGAACAACAGAAAGACAGTCAGGATACACGAAGAACTTCTAGTTTTTAGAAAAAAACTTGACATCCGATAGAAAAATTGGTATTATATAAATGTGAGTTGATGATAATAATCCTTTTCGGAGATTGAATATGTGGGTATCAGAAGTAAAAACAAAAAAAGGAAGATACGTTGGTTCTTTTCATCATCGTAAATCTTTTGCGACTATGGATGAGGGACTTGATTGGGCGAGGGATCTCGCCATGCGTATTCTTGAGAATGGTTTCTACAAAGATGAAGAACTGATTATGCATCACTATGAGGAAAAATAATTTGGAGAATAATATGAAAGAATGGACTACTGATTCAGAATACACCAGAGGTTTTAGAGAGAGTATGAGAGAAACCGCAATGAAAGACCTTGAGAGTGCCGCAACAAGAATTGAGATTCTTGAAGCTGACCTTGATGCCGAACGCAAAAAGAAATGGGAATTGGTTCACAAAATTAAACTGATTGATTCTGGCGCTGACCTTGATACCATTCTTGATAAAGGTGAAGCACTGACTCTTCATGATAAAATTGAAATCATCAAAGAAGGATTTGCATTATGAGATTAGAAACACTAGACGCCCTGTTTCGCAGAAAGCGTTTTGCAACCAAACGAAAAGGTTGTGATAAGAAACACCTTTCTCGTAAACTTTGTCGTAAAAAGGTAATATGGTAATCGGAAGAATACTTGATTTTCTCGCAACCAGTTTCATCTGGTATTTAATTTTAGCAGAACTGCTCTTTGCGATTGCAGGAGTAATACTTCCCACATTCATCTACTAACGTGTCGTTGACCGAGCGGTTAGGTGATGGTCTGCAAAACCATTTAGGTCGGTTCGATTCCGGCACGACACTCCAAAAAATAATTTGACATTCTTAGAATCTTTTGATATAGTATAAGTGAGTAATTGAGATAACCCTTTCCTAAAAATGATTATGAGTGCAATCGCAAATGAGATTTACAGACAACTTGGCGGAAACAAGTTCCGTGTTATGACAGGTGCCAAAAATATGGTATCTCTTGAGAATGGAATCGCCATGAGGATTGGTCGTAACAAGACCAATGCAAATTATATGGAAATAGTTCTGAATGAATTAGACCTTTATGACATCACTTTCGCAAAAGTCACAAAGATGGGCGAGATGAAGTCAATGAAAGGTTATGATAATGTTTATAATGATATGTTAGTTCGTATCTTTGAGTCCCATACTGGAATGTATACTTCACTCTAATAAGGAGATTGTTATGGAAAGTTTAGAAATTGCAGAAAGTATTGCAAGAGATATTGCAATAGAAAAACGAGCTCGTTTGGATGCTAGAGTTGCGGAGATTGCAGCGTCAATGAAACGACAGGGATTCCCAATATCAATAGCTCGAATTCGTGCAAGAGTTATTGATGCCATTGATCGTGGAGAAATGGCATTATAATTAACCCTCTTTTGGAGATTTGTTATGAGTGCAGCAAAAGTGAAAGCAGTCAAACTTCTGGAAACTGCTGAGAAGTTGAATTGGTCGGTTGATGTCAAAGGTGGTGTTCTTTGTATTACTAAACATTTTACTGTTGGTAATATGAGCGATTTTGTAGAGTGTGATATGGAGTACTATGAGGTACTTAGTTTGTTGCCATCAACTGAACCCGGCTCGGTTTGGGGAACTGATGGTGGTGGAGTTGGAGCCATAGGTGCCCTCAAGTCTGGTATATTTGAGATGAAGAAGAGTGGTGGCTCAAAACGTGTATTGAAAGCAATTGAAAAGGAACTTGCTTATGCCTAAACGACATATGGTAGCGTCTGGTTGTTTCTTTGAACCGGCAGAGGATGATGTAAAGAATCCGATTGTTGGTAGGAAAAAAGGTTCTATTGATATTGACGATACTCTATATCGTAGAAGGTCAGAACTGGAAGATATTCCAGATGACTTTGAGAAACGAATGATGAGTATGGGACAAGTGGAATCTGGTGGATTGAATAAAGAAGTCAAGATGCCAAAAGATTTTACTGTGTCTGTGGCATACAATAAGGGAGCATATATGGTAATTCCAAAAGGAGATTTGAATGAAAATTAATGAATATATCAAAAAGTATCGTGTTGTTAAGGCTTATGAAAGAAAGGCTTTGGAAGGATATTATGAAAGTGGAATTTTTCTTATGGCCCAAACGCCTCATGTTGTATGTAAAGATGGATTTATTATGTCAGTTCAAGCAAATTTTTCTGCATATTCAAATCCCAAAGATGTCATTTATGAAGGAGAATATGATTCTATGGAAATAGGATTTCCTTCTGCACCCGAACCTCTAATTGCAGAGTATGCAGAGGATTGGGAAATTGAGGGTGATGATGATCCTAGATTGTGTGAAACTGTTTATGGTTATGTGCCAGTTGAAGTAATTGATGCCGTTATAGAAAAACATGGTGGTATCAATGAAGAGGCCGCACAAATCGTACTAGGGGAACAATGGTATGAAGAATAAAAAACATCAATATACAGTTGAATTACTGTTTCATTTCAATTGTGGGACTTGTGAGAATTGGTGGAGTTATGCCTCCACTCCTTATTGTTTGACTGGAAGTATTGAATACAATTCTCTTCCAGAACATATTGATTATTACTGCCCTCATTGTGGTGCAGCCGAAAAGGTTGAGATAAAAAGTGGATTTGAAAAAACTTGACATTGAAGTTATACTTTGGTATTATATAACTGTGAGTTAAGTGATTTGATGATAACCTTTTATTGAGATTGATTATGAAACCTAATTCTTTTTTTGTTGGTGATGTGGTTCGGTTGACGGGCAAAACTCGTCATGGTAAGAATCGTGTTCATGAGAATGGTGAGTTCTGGGAAATCATTACAGTTGATGGTGGTGAGAGTTCAATTCTTTCAACCAAGATTTGTGTGGTTCCTTTGAATGATGAACGCCGAGAGAACTGGCGTTGGTTGGATGTTCCAGAAGACGAACATATGGAATTTGAAATCATAGATAATGAGGTAGTGTTATGAAAAAGGCGACTGTTGAAGATGTTGCAAAATTTGCAAGAAGTTATTTTGAATCGGATGAAGAAATTTCTTTTACTTTGACCGAAGAAATGATTGCACAAAATGAGAACGAGGATATGATGTTTCTCATGATGGCACAAGAAGATGGTGAAGAACAAGAATTATTAGAGGAATGATGTCAGGATATATGGGACCAATGAAGACAAAAACAGAGTTGTTCTTGAAACTTCTGAAACGTGTGCAACGGCCAGAATATACTCTTCACATCCTAGAAAATCGTGAAGGTTTAAAAGCGATGTTTTATAATTATAGGGGAGAGTCATTTGACGAAGGTGATTGTGTCAAACTCACGGCAACCATCGCAGACCATAGAATAAGTTCTTATGATGGTTGTCAATTGACTTATCTTAATAGAGTCACTATTCTTGAAAACAAGGGTTCTGTTGAGAAACAAAAGAAGCAAGAAATCGTGGACAATCTTTATGACAAACGAGAAAGTCATAAGAAACAGGTGAGTAAAAAATTGAGCAATCTGAGAGACAGGTTGCGGTCCAATAGTAAACAATTAGAACAAACAAAGGCGTATGGAAAAGAACAAAAAATCGGAGAAACGTTCTCGTCTGCCTGAAACTTGCGAAGATCATGTAATTGATGAACGTAAGGTAGAAGAGGCTATAGAAAGAATGTATGATCAGAGACAAGAAGATTTATTCAATAGTGAAGATTGGAACTGGAGCGGTTTGAGGTAATATGTCAGATAATAAAGAAATTTCTCAAAAAATAATAGAATCTCTTCGTAACGTAGCACACGAAAACGGAAAGATGACTTCTCCAACAGCAGGAGTTGATACTCAAGGAAAATCCAAGAAGGGCAAATCTTATGAGGGTTTTACTTTTGGAATTTCTGCAAGAATGGATGGTGAAGTTAGGGTGTTTGGAAAGAATTTTATTCTCCTAAATTGGCAATCAGGCAGACATTGGGACAATCAAGTGTGTCGAAGTTTAATCGAAGCACAAGAATGGTTTCGTTCAGAGACTTGGGCCGGGAATGATGAGGAAGAGGTGTTTTGATGTCTAAAATAGAAGTAACATTATACATAAATATAACTACATTCTTTAACTATCATGGAGGTATTATATGGTAGACAAAGTGTTGGGTTGGATTCGCCAACTCACAGAACTAGGGCTTGCAATCATAGCATTAGGTGTGGTTTTACAAGTCATCTTTGGTGCAGTTGTTCCATTCTTAGGATTGGACATTGTAGGTTCGGTAGTTGCACTAGTAAAACAATTCGGAAGTGAAGGGTTAGTTGGATTAGTTGCCGTATGGGTACTATGGGGTATCTATTCCAGAAAATAATTTTATCATAGTTTGAGAGTAAGGGAGAGACTACTTACTCTCCCTTTCCAAGAAGAAATTACGAGCATGAAAAAGTTACTCTATGTAATGATGTTCGTTATGTCACTGATGATTGGTTTCAGTTGTACTACGAAAGAAACCAAAGTTATAAATGATACTCCCACATTAGAAGTTAGGTCACAAATTCTTGAGCCGTGGGATGAAAAAAACAAACATTTTTGGATTTCAGTTTATTTTGCAAAACTGTCTTATGACCCAAATATGAGACAGAGATTTTTGCCACATATTCTGTATGGAGTATGCGAGTGTATCATAAATGAATTTGAGAAACATTATACTTTAGAAGAATTTCAAACTAAAGTACAAAATGATAATGCAAAAATGGTTTCTCCTGAAGTGAAACAACAAATTTGGAATATTTCTTATGGTTGTTCTCAAATTGGCATACAGAAACAAATGAAGGAGATGTTAAAATTCCAACAACAAATTCTAGTAAATCCTGTTTGAAGAAATAAGAGTGTTGTGAGTGGGAGTCGTGAAGCTGACTACTTTGCACCATCTCACCCGGCGGAATTAGTCAGTCGCTTAGATTTTCGTACAAAGGTAAATCAATTTTAAATTGATGTATGGAAACTTGCACTCTTTTTTTATATTTAATTCGTTATTATTAAAACAAGTACATACACATTTAATAACAATAACGCTACTTCAAACATTGTTCCTTCCTCAAGTGTTCCTCTATATGTTCTTCTAATTTTTGAATATCAACAAATATTTCATCACATTCATAACAACAAACAAAATCATATTTGAAATAAAATTCATGGTCGTATTGTTGTTTTTCTAACATGAGGGATTTCTTTTATATTTAGAAAATAATAGAAATCTAATGCTTTTTGAATATTTAAAAAATATATATTTGTATGAAAGTATCAAAGAAAGCAAAACTCATAAAGAAAGTACAGAAGATGGAGTTTAATAATCCTGTTATTACGATATTGGCTGGTTTGGTCATATTTTACATTGGTCTGAAACTATTTTCGGGTGGCCTAAAGTCAATGGGAAACATAGACCATCTTCAATGGTTTCTTGGAAACCCAATCTATATGTTTTTCGGTGGTATTATCATGACACTTCTCTGGCAATCCAGTTCTCTTTCCACTACTGCAATCATTGGTCTGGTTGCTAGTGGTGCATTGCCTTTACCAGCTGCAATTGGTGCAGTTCTTGGTGCAAACATTGGAACCACAGGAACTATTTGGTTGGCCGGAATATTGGTTTCTGATGGTATACCGACAGGTATTACAAAACATATCGCAATGGTTCATACTGGTGTGAATCTTTTCATGGCAGTTTTACTCCTACCTTTTACTCAACATATTACAAGGTTTGTATCACGATTTTAACTTGACAAATGTATATCATTTTGATATACTGGTCTTATAAATCATTAAAACATTGTTTAAAAAGGAGTTGTTATGATATCTATTCGTGTAAAACCAAATGAAAGTATTAATCGAGCCTTGTCTCGTTTTAAGTCTGCTGTACTAAATGAAGGTATTATCAAGACAGTAAATGATAAATCTCATTTTATAAAACCTTCTCTTAAAAAGAAACTCAAAAGGGAAGCTGCAGAACGACAACGAATGAAGGATGAAATTAGACTGATTAGGCAGATAGAGAATGAGCAAAAAGAGTGGAGATCCTAAAAAAGTTGTCAATCTAGCGGACTTCCGTGACGAGAAAAAGGCACTTAATATTAAAATAGGTGGCTATTATGCACATCCAGAAATGGGTGTGCATCTTCATTGCATTGGCATTACAGAACCAATGCATACAAAAGGCAATACAGTCCATTTTGTGATAGAAGATCATTTTGGAAATCTTGCTACCTTCCAGACTACAGATGCACCTCATGGTTTCGTCTATTCCAATCAAGACGAATTTTTATATGCTTTGAGGAAAGTTGTCAAAGATATAGAAGATGACGGTCCCAAGGTTTCGTGATCTTATAAATAATTATATCGTTATCCCTACCTATAAAACTTAAAATTAGAAGAATGATTACATTCGCAGAGTATCTTGCTGAGGTATAAACATTGTTTGTATATATTACTACAAATTTATTGAATGACAAGAAATATATTGGAATGTGCAGTAGGGATGATAGTGAATATTTAGGCAGTGGTATTCTTTTGAAACAAGCAATTCAAAAATATGGGAAAGAAAATTTCAAAAGAGAGATACTAGAAATTTGCTCTACCATTCAAGATTTAGAAAAAGCTGAAAGGCATTGGATTGATAAATTTGATGCTGTAAGTCGTGATGAGTTTTATAATTTGATAGATGGGGGAAGAGGTGGTAATTCAAACTATCTAAAAAAATATTGGAATTCCATGACAGAGGGTGAAAGGAAAATGGCTAGGAATTGGGGCAGAAAAACAGTTGTTGATGGTGAACACAATCCAATGTTTAACAAGAAACACACGGATGAAACAAAAAGAAAAATTGGCGCCAAAAGTGTAAATAGGAATTGGGGTAGGAAAACACCTGTTGATGGGGCAAACAATCCAAGAGCTAAAAAGGTTCAATTGTCTCTTCCCAATGGAAATATCATGATTTTTGATTGTATAAAAGACATTTCTGATTATTTTTCTATACCATTTTCCACAACGAAGAGTATAAAGAATAAACCGCCCGTAAGCAACAAATCCAAATATTACGGATGGAAAATAACTGAATGCTAACTTTCAAACAGTTTACAAAGGAGATATATCAAGGTGTAGGTCTTTCTTTGCTAGAGGCAAAGGAAGGTAAAAACTTACACCTTGAGTGACTGAGCACCTTGAAGATGAAGTTCTGAATAATGGTATCAATGGAACAAGAGGTGCAATCAACTTCTTACGTTCTCTCAGAGATATGCTTGCAGGAAGCACAAAGTCTAGTGTCAATGTGACTGTTAAATGGGATGGTGCTCCTGCAATATTTGCAGGGATTAATCCAGAGAATGATAAGTTCTTTGTAGGAACAAAGGGTGTGTTTAATGTAAACCCTAAAGTCAACTATACAAATGCAGACATTGATGCAAATCATTCATCGTCAGGTCTTAATTCCAAACTCAAAGTTGCACTTAAATACTTACCAAAATTAGGAATCAAAGATGTTCTCCAAGGCGATATGTTATTCACTCAAGATGATTTGTCTACGGAGACAATAGATGGTAAATCGTATCTCACCTTCCAGCCCAACACAATCGTATACGCAGTTCCAAAAGAAAGTTCCAGTAAAATCAAAAAAGCGAAAATGGGTATTGTCTGGCATACCACTTACACAGGAGAGAAACTTGAAGATATGCGTGCCACTTTCGGTGCTAATATAAGTGGGTTGAGAAAAACGGACGATGTATATTTTACAGATGCAGATTACAGAGACACTTCTGGAACAGTCAATTTCAATAAAGCGGAAACTGCATCAATTACAAAGGTTCTATCCTCTGCTGGTAAAAAGTTTCGTGAACTGAAATCAACATTCATGAATGATCTGATGAATGATAACAATCTTCTCATTTTGGTAAAGACATTCAACAACGTCAAAGTCAGAGAAGGACAGAAGATTTCTAATACAACGAAACACACAGGAGAGATGATTAAGTATATCAATGTTAAGTTGCAGAAAGACATTGATAAGATAAAGACAGAAAAGAACAGAGAGATCAAGACAAAGAACAAGAATGAATTGATTTCTTACATCACCAAGAACAGAGTCAATTTCAAGAACATCTTTGATATGCAGAACTTGTTGGTGGATGCCAAGAATATGGTGATACGCAAACTTGAAAAAGCAAAAGGTGCAATGGATACTTTCATACGGACAGAGAATGGATATCGTGTGACTGCACCAGAGGGTTTTGTTGCAATTGACCGAATGGGTGATGCTGTCAAATTGGTTGACCGCCTTGAGTTTTCAAGAGCTAACTTTAATGCTGCGAAAGCGTGGGATAAGTAAATGAGTAAAACATACAGAGAATTTATCACAGAACAAAAGGGTGCATCGGCGGTATTCACGTTTGGTCGATTTAATCCCCCAACAATCGGTCATGAAAAACTTCTCAAAGTGTTAGGGAATGCAGCTCAGAAAGAAAGAGGTATGAATTTTGTGAACGTTGCTCACGTTTATACGTTCATGAGTCATTCACAAGACAAAAAGAAAAACCCTTTGAGTCATGACCAAAAGATGATGTTTATGAAACTGATGTTTCCAAAACATCGTCAGACATTTGTTAAGTCAAAAGCACGAAATGCACTTGAAGCACTCGTTCAGTTGCACGATATGAAAAAATACTCAAGAGCAGTTATGGTAGTTGGAAGTGATAGAGTTTCAGATTTTAATACTCTCCTGAACAGATATAATGGAGTAAAATCAAAACACGGATTATATCAGTTTGACGAAATCAAAGTGATTTCTGCTGGAGAACGTGATCCAGATGCTGAAGGTGTAGAAGGCATGTCTGCATCCAAGATGAGAGCCGCAGTTGCAGATGGAAACTACGATGTTTTTAAGATGGGAATCCCTGCAAGTGTATCAGAAAAAGATTGCAAGAAACTTTACGATGCTGTTGCAAAAGGTATGGGTGTAAGTAGTGTAAAAGAAGAGATGGATGAATACGAAGATTTTGAGATGGAACTTTATGAAGCACTTACTCCTGCACAACGAAGAAAGATGGCAATGAGAATGAAGATTCAAGCAAAACGCCCAGGGTTTATTCGTAAGAGAGAGATTTCTATGAAGAAAGCTGCGACAAAAGGAAAACTTGATAGTCGTGCAAGAAAGGCTGCAATCAATATGGTTATCAAAAGGTTCTTTCCAAAACTCAAAAAGAAATCTCGCTCAGAACTTTCTTATGCAGAACGTGGTAAGATTTCGGACATCGTAAAAAAGAAATCAAAAGTAATTGCAAGATTCGCTAAACGTCTTGTCAAGGATAAACGAAAACAAGATGTAGAACGGAGAAGAAATCGAAATAAGAAGAAGGACTAGGATGTGTGAAAACGAAGATTGTAAATGTTCCAACTGCACTTGCGATCCATGCAAGTGTTCTGAAGATAATCCATGTGGTTGCGATATTGAGGATTTGGTCGTAGCAATATAGAGAAAGGATGAAGTGGCTGAGTATAAGAATGAAGAACCATGTGAATTTATTTACAACGTAACTGCAATAGAAAAGATTGTTGATGGAGATACACTTGATGCAGTTATTGATTTGGGATTTGATGTAAGGTTTTGTGGTCGGGTTCGTTTACTTGGAATTGACACTCCCGAATCAAGAACAAGACATAAGAACGAAAAAGTTTACGGAAAGTTGTCCAAAAAAGCACTATCATCGTGGATAAATTGGGCAGTCATGGATGATAGAGATGATATAGAAATTCAGGTTAGATGCCCAGAAGCCGATTCAAGAGGAAAGTTTGGAAGAATTCTGGGAGAAATCTGGGTCAACTGTAACGAAGATGGTCATGAATTTGGTGGTTGGACAAATGTAAATAAGTGGATGTGTGAAAATGGTTATGCTGTGGGGTACTGGGGCCAGAACAAAGATGATGTTAAAGACGAGCATTGGAAGAATAGAGAATATCTTGCAGAACATGGTAAACAGGAATTGTTACAATGGGATGAAGATTAGTGGCTTATTCAGAAAAGGTAATAGAACACTATGAAAAACCCCGAAATATGGGTTCTCTTAATCCCACTGATAATAGCGTTGGTACTGGTCTTGTTGGAGCGCCAGCCTGTGGTGATGTAATGAAACTCCAAATCAAGGTTGATGATGAAACAGGAATTATTGAAGATGCCAAATTCAAAACTTTTGGTTGCGGTTCAGCCATAGCTGCCAGTTCCCTCGCTACTGAATGGGTTAGGGGCAGAACAGTTGATGACGCTATGGAGTTATCAAATACGGAAATCGTAGAGGAACTTTCACTTCCACCTGTTAAGATCCATTGTTCGGTTCTTGCAGAAGATGCAATCAAGGCAGCGATAAATGACTACAAAGAAAAACAGGGATTTTAAATTAGAAACAGTTTTAACTTACAACACTTCTAAAGGAGAAAAAGGTTGGCTCATAAAAGTCCGCTCCCTCAAGTAGATCATGGAGTTGATGTTTGTGGTGATGAGTGGGATGAACCAGTTGGGAGAGAAGAGTATATTGGAGTTACTATGATAAAACAACACGATCCAAAACACCCATACTGCACCAATTGGCCGATTAGAAAAACGAAAGATACAGATGAAAAAATTTAACGAATATTCCTCTTTTGAACAAAAGATATTATCAACCCTAAAAAGGAAACCAAGCAATTTACTTTCACTTTCTCATAAACTCAGGGAGGATGTAACTCCTGTTAATTCTATGTTACAACATCTCCAAGTTTATGATAAGGTAGAATGTATCAATGAGGTTTGGAGAGTCAAGAAATGAAAACTTTCAAGGAACTTATCAAAGAATATGATGACAGGACTGATCGGTATGTAGCCGATGAGATTAAACGAAGGAAACTTGCAAGAATTACTGTCAACGCAACTGATGATAGAAAGATGATAAAAGGTAAGGCTGACTTTACTATGGATCATCATACTGGAAGTTCAACTATTCATGTATATTTGAGAAAGATGCCAGGATCTACGAAAGGAGTGGTTGCTTACAATTACGAAATAAAATTGTGACTGCTAAGTTTGCAAAGAAACTTGAGCAGATGGAGATGGTAGAAGAACTATTAACTAAAATCAAATTTCAAATTGAGGAATGTAATATGAGTTATTCACGATGGTCCCATTCTTCTTTTTATACTTATTGGTGTTCAAGTAAGGCAGAAAGAAAAGAGGATGAATTATTTGCTTGTCATGTGGATTTAGAGGCACAAATAATGATTACATACGAAGAATGTAAAAGAATAGAAGATAGTTTAGTTTTGATTAAAGGTAAAATCAATCAAATAGAAAATGATGAAGAAGCTGCAGAATTACAAGGCTACATCAAAAATTTTATAGGTGATATAGATCACAAGTATATGTCCGAAGTTAAAGACGGACAATGAAAACATTTAAAACACATATTTCAGAATCAAGTCTTTTTAGAATATAGAAATATAATGAAGAACATGATTGTGGTGTAATGACTGCTTTTCGCAAGGCAGTGGACATTGAATTTGGTTTCTGAAAAACCTTGGAAGGAAATAGAATAATGGCCAGCATGAATGCTGCGTTTTGGATCAATCCAACAGGAAAAATTTATAGAGTTGGAAAAAATCATATTTCTGATGTTATTAAATATCCTAAAAAATTTGGTTTGACGTTACAAGACATTCAAAAAGTTTTTGATAAACATAATGAACCATTAGGACTTGAAGGGAAAGCAAGAGAAGAAATTTTATTGAATCTTTTCAAAAAAAATTATATACGTATCCGAAAATACAAGAATTTAGGATATACGGTTAATGTCAAGAAATTGGCCGGAAAGACGAAAAAATATGTGTATGATTGGGTAGAGAAACTTTTAGGAACTGGTATAGAGGGTGAAAAAGATTATACTACTACATCTGTTTATTTTGATGCTGCAGACAAAAGTTATTCACCAACAACTTTGGGGGATATTCAAAAAGATATTTCGGTTAGGGAATCGAATCAACACGAACTTGTTGAATGTCATGTTTCACAATGGGAAGATGTAAAAATAAAGAGGTTTGAGGAATTTATAAATGAAACCATTTAAAAAATTCTTATATGAAAGTCAACTCGCAACTGCATTGTCAGTAGATGTTAGGGATGCAATCAAAAACAAGGGTGGAAAAATTTATCAGATTGGTGGTGCCGTTAGAGATGAGATTCTTGGGAAAGTATCAAAGGATTTAGACCTTCTGATTGTTGGATTAGAATTAAATGAGTTGGGAAGAATTCTGAAGCCATTCGGCAAGATCAATCTTGTCGGAAAATCTTTTGGTATACTCAAATTTACACCGAAGGGTAGTTCCGAAGAGATTGATATTTCTGTCCCAAGAGTGGATTCCAAAAGCACAGGAAAAGGACATAAAGATTTTGAAGTTAAGTTAGGTAAAGGTATTTCTTTACAACAAGATCAATTACGAAGAGATTTTTGGATTAATGCACTTGCAAAAGATATTGATACAGGGGAAGTAATAGATGTAGAACGTAAGGGAATGACGGATATCAAAAATAAAGAAATCCGTATGATAAGTCCAGTTGCATTTGAAGAAGATCCATTGAGGATGTTACGTGCGGTTCAGTTTGCAGCCCGATTTGGTTTCAAAATAGAGAAAGAAACATTTAAGGAGATACAGAAAAACGCAAGAACAATTTCTACCATTTCTGCTGAGAGATTTCAAGAAGAGTTTCGTAAAATGTTTACTAAAGCAAAGAAACCTAGTATCGGAATCAAATTGTTATTTGCAACAGGCCTGATGGATTTTATTCTACCACAGTCAAATTTGAGAAATATAGATTTGACTACTATAGATAAACTTGACAAGAAAGCGTTCCCTGCATTTATGGGAATAATTTTAAATGGGTATGGTTCAAATGCAGGAAAAGAAATTGCAAGTGTGATGAGATTATCAAATGCAGATTCAGATGCAGTTCAGGCAGTAGTTTCATATGCATCTAAAGCATCATTTTTAGATAGAGATGATTTTAAATTAGTCAGGTTTTTAAAGAATGTAAATGAAAAAGGAATTCAAAATATAGATGCATATTTGTCTGCCAAGAGAAGACCAACTTTGTCAAGCAAACTCAAGAGGATGGAAGTCATTTCTGTCAAAGAATTATCAATTGGTGGTAGAGATTTGTTGAAATTAGGAATGAAAGGAAAACAGGTCGGTGATGCACTTGAGTTTGCATTTGAATTTGCAGTTAGAAATGGGAGAAACAATAAGTCAGAATTGTTAGATGTTATTAAAAACAAATATGGAATGACAGAACAAGTAGAAATAGAAGATATTTTGAAGTATTATCCAAGTCCTAGAGAAGTCAAGTATATCAGATCGGTTAGACATAAGTTGATTAAGAAGAATCCAGATATGAAACCGATTGGAGATGACAAGTTACACGTTACGCTTGCATCTGGGCCTGGGTGGAAAAAGATAAAGTCGGACTTTGGAGATGTGAAATTAAATAATCCAGATTTTCAGTTAGAGTTTGAAGATCCAAAGAAAGTTGAATCATCTGGTAGAGTTTCGTGGTATATGAAAGTTAAACAACAAAGACAACTCAAGGATTATGTCACAGATTTACTTCAATCAGATCCAGACCCGAAAAGATTGTTTCATGTGTCGATTGCAAATAAGACAGGAAAAATAGGAGATTCAGTTGCAAACATTTAAACAATATTTAAAAGAACGAGCTCCAGCGTGGCAAGAAAGTTTGTCTACTATGTTATTTGAATTACCAAGACAATCTATAGATGATGTGGTGATACCATTAGGTTCTTCAATAATTGAAAGATTGTGGCCTGATAAAATAAGGTCTACTGTATTTCATCTTACTGATTATGAAGGGATAGAAGGATTGAAAAAGATGCAGAAATCAAAAAAATCAATATCTGCATTTTTTAATATGGACAGTTATCTTATAGACGATGGTATTCGGACTGAAGGTGGTTATGTTGTAGAGTTATCTGCCGATATTCTTGTTTCTTCACCAGATGACCTTGCCACTATGGTAGACAAATCGGGTAGAAGATATATTATCTTTCAAAGACTTAGACAAGGTTATGAAGGTGGAGGATTGGGTGGTGGTGCAAAATTGGCAGGAATGAGAAGAGATATAATCAATATGTTTAAACGTTTTGTTAATGAGCAGGATGAATGGATAGAACCAGACAATATTTTGGGTAGTGTAGAAGATATAAAAAAAGACCCATTTTTTGCATGGACAGTGATAGGTGATAATATAAGAAAAAGTAGGAATTCTGGTTTCGTTTTTTCCTTGGTAATTAAAGATTATTTGGATAGAATGGAAAAAATTATGAAGAAAAATTCCAGACAACTAGGTTCTTTATTTTATGATTATGCTAAAAATAAGACATTTAGATACGAAAAAGGTATAGGACAAACACCTTGGGATGAATTAGTGGTTAATAATTTTACAATCAAAAAGATACACGTTGGTCCAATGTTTTATGATGATTTCAAAGATAAAACAGAAATTGAAGGATTTCCAATTATGGTATGGAAAGAATCTGAATCATTAATACGACATATTCAAAAAATAACTAAGATAAAAAAATGAAAAAGTTTAAGGATTAAGTTGTTGCAATTTAAACAATATCTCACAGAGGAAATGTGGGATACTAAAGGATTTATTTTTAGTAATTTTGATTCTCCGGCTAAGGGAATATTTAAGGATGTATTAGAAGTAACATCGACACGAATGGGAGAAATAATCACAAAATGAAAACATTTAAAGAATGGTCAGAAGCATTTTATGATAAAATTTCTGTTCCACAAATCAATTCATATCTAAGGCAAATAAGTCGATTAATTTCCAATAAAGATTTGGATAAATTGTTGAGGAAAAAATTCAATTTGAAAAAGATCAAATGGAATCCTGCTTTTACAAAAATTCTTGCAGTAGAAGAATATATTTCAGAAGAGATTACGAAAAATGATCTGAATCAGATAGAGAAGTATGCAGACAAATTGTTTGCAGCCGTAGGAATAGATGTAGAGTTTACCAGACATTTTCTTGATAGAGTGAATGATGCTCGAAATAAGAAACCAATCAATTCAGCAGAACTTATTCGGTTGTTTCGTTTGACATACAAAAAGTATGGAAAGAAGATTGCGAAGATGAGTCCAGATGCAGAAGCGGTAATTCATGATATGGAAACAGATGTAAATATGCCATTTGTTCTGAATTTAGACAAAGATGGAATGCTCGATCTTGTTGCAAAGACAGTAATGAGAAAAAAGGATTTCAAAACAAGAAACCAAAAGTTAGAAATTTGAAAAAAATAAATAGGTGTAAGAGATAATGCACTTTGTGCCACAAGTTAATCATCTTTAGGGAGAGAGAGTCTACGATGTACTCTATACAGTACGAGAAGACGCTTCCGCCTTGGTATATCGGAACGGATAAAGTCCAAGCGGAAACCTCAGAAGATGCAGTGAAGGAATTTTATAAACGACATGACTCTTTTGAAGATCGAGTTAAATGTGTTTATGAAATACAAAACACCTACCAGAAAAACGTTATGTAAATGAAGATGTAGTGCTACTCGTTGATGGGTAGCGCTACTGATTTTTGAAGTATTTAAAACAGGAAAAAAATGGCAGACGATTTCGATTTTGGGTTTAGTGCGGTTTCTACTGAAGAATTTACTAAATCACAAACAACAACAGAAGTTCGACCATCAGCAGTATCATCTGATGAATTTGATGAGTTGAAGAAAAAAATGGATTCTATCACCAGTTTGATTCAGGCACTAGGGGATAAAGAGGATACAAGTTTGTTTGATGAAACAGGTGAAAAAATAACAAGATTGGAAACGAAAGTAGATAAGATTCTAGAAATAGAATCAACTCAGATTGCAAGTGCATTGAGTGAACAGGGAAGTTCAATTCGTGCAGTCATAGATGAAGTAGAAGAAAGAAAAGGAGAACTGAATGAGAAGTTCTCTTCAAAACTTAAAGAATTAGAATCATTGGTTATACCGATGTTAAAAGGTCTGATGAAAAATGCAGATAAGGAATACATTTATTGGCCTAATAGGACTCCAATTTTAGAAAAACAAATAGAAAAAGTATATTCTATAACAAGACCAGAATAATGTTAAGATTTAAGCAATACATCAATGAAAAAATGATGTGGCAACAAAGTTTGGGTACAAAGATTTTTGATGTAGGATCTGGTGCCAGTATAGGGTTTAATGCATTCTGGATTCCAATATCTAATTCCATAATGAAAAGGATCTGGCCGAAAGAAGTTCGTGCAACTGTTTTTCATGTTACAGATGACAAGGGATATAGAAAAATCAAAAAAATGCAGGGAAAGAAAGCTAGTATTTCTGCATTTTTTGAGATGAGAAGTAGTTATTTTGAGCAAGGTATTCAGACACATGGTGGAGTAGTAATAGAGTTGGATGCAAACATTCTTGGAGCATTTAATCAAGATATAATGAGTGCCCCAGACACTTCAGGAAGACGCTGGATACAATTAGAGTTTATGAAGGGTCGATTTGGTGAGAAGGATTTGAGTGTATATTCAAGAGGATTGCAGGATTTAGTAGGAAATTTATTAAACAAATATTGGCAGAAGGTAATGAATGTATCCAGTACTCCAAGATTCCAAAAAGGTAAATATTTTATTCATTGGATGAATCTTGGAATGTCTGCTAGGGAAAATGATAAGAAAACTCTTCATTTAATTATTAAGGAGTACATAGATGGAGTTGAAGCAATCTACAAGAAGAATGCTAACCATCTTAGAGGTTTGTTGACAGATTATTTAAATCTTAGGAGAACTGAAGAGGCTTGGGATGAGATCATTGCAAATAATTTTAAAATTAAAAAGGTTTGGGTATTACCTTATAGTAGAACATGGAATATTACAGCGACTGATCCAGAGAATGATGATGGTGAAGTTTTAAGTAAAATGGATAAATTTATAAAAAAAGTAAAAGATGATGGATTTCCAATAGAAAAAACATCTAATATGGATTTGGAAATACATACAAGAAAAATTGCAAGAAAAGAGTCGGGAACATGATAACATTTAAGGTTTTCAAATGAAATCTTTTAAATCTTATTTAGCAGAACGCAGACGAGGCGGAGAA